TATCGTATATGATGTTTTTAAGGTTGCCCAAGTCGTCCACCGCCGTCATGGTGTTCTGTATTGGGTAAGCCTCGTCCTGCAGCTCGACCTGCTCGTGCAGCAGCACGCCAGTCCAAAACAAAGTATTGGCGCCGTCAGGGTCTTTGAATATGCTGACCGTAAAGTCAGCGTCCTCGCTCGTGGCTAACGCCGTGAGGAACGTGGTGTGCGCTGCTACGTTCTCGACCAATGTAAACGTCACCTCGCTGCCTATGATTGGCTGCATACGGTCCTCGTTGTTGCCGCTGTAGCGTAGCGTGAAACCGTCAGCACCGAGGTTGAACTCGGTAGAGCTGCCTACAAACCCAGCTTGGTGGATGTTTAGCTTGTACGCTGTGCCGAGGTCGTCTTGAAACTCGGCGTGTAATCGGATCGGGTCAGCCATTAAAAACCTCTTACTCTGTTACGGTCAATTGCGTTGCGCTCGCTGGTCAACAAGATGTCGCGTCCTGAAATCTTACCAGTGACTTGCACCTGCGTGCCGCCCATCATGTCCTGCAAACGGTCAAGCGGTGCCACCACCTCAGGGTTGATGTTGCTGGTGCCTGAACCCTCGCCGACCATTGCAAGTGATGCGCCTGTAAACAGTCCGCCGTTTGCCATCATAGGTAAACCTAAGCCACCGCCTATGAACTTACCAAGGCCGCCTTTTACCATTGTTGCAGACGGAAACAAGACAGACAAAATCATGAATTGTGCAACCAGCGACGCGAGCTGCATAGCCAAGCGCTTGATCATATCGAGCATAACTTGCTCAAACGTAGCCGTGCCGCTTGCAATTTGTTGGAAGGCGCTATCTACAAAACCTGCCACGCTTTGCGCCATGGCGTTGACGCGGTTCTGCACTGCTGTGCTGGCCGCAATCACCGCGTCAATGTCCTCCTCTTCAACAACGTCCTCAGGCATGTCAATGTCGACAATGTTGAGCGCAGCAGGCACAGTTACTGCTGGTTCACCTGCGCCACCTCCTGCACCTCCACCACCTCCTGCAGTTGGTAGCAAGTTGGTCAAACCTCCGAGCGTCTTTAGTGATTGTGCCACGCCCTCCTTGCTTAACAGCTCAATGGGTTCGCGTTGTAGTTCATCCTCAATGCTCGTGCGTATGTTCTCTGCCGCCTTCTTACCAAACTCTGCAGTGCGTTCTGCTGCATCGCTAAACGCTGTACGGACCAGCTCAGGAATCGCAGCAAAGTCACCCGTAAATACGGCCTTGATAATTGCGCCAAGGTCTTTAAAGCTCTCGATTACGTTGTTGACAGCAAACGCAAAGAAGTCAAACACCGTCAGCACGGTGCCTTTGATGGCTCCAATGATGCCGCGCACAAGGCTTGACTCATTAAAAAGGGTGATGAAGAAGTTGATCACCTTTGTCAATGGTCCTGCAATCTCATCCGCAAAGGTTACGATTGCGACGCCCAACGCTACGATGGCGCCGACTACTAAGCCTATAGGTGAAAGCATAGCGGGCAAAATCATAAGGAGCGGACCCAAAGCAGCAGCAACACCTGCTGCAATTAACGCGAATCTTTTAGTTTCAGGCGATAGCTTAGTGAGTGCTTGCATCAATCCAACAAAGCGGTCAAGCAAATCTTTGACCACAGGCATTAAACTTTCAGCAAGCGCAGCACCTGCCAGCTTTAGGTTGTCCATGGCTGTGCTAAACTTACCTGCAGCCGTTTGACTTAGGCGTTCCATAGCGCCAGCAGCAAAACCGCCTTCAGTTGCAAAGCCTTTGAGTGTAGCGTTGAACTGTTCGACGCTCACGGCACCTGCACCTAACTTGTCAGCTGGTAAACCTGTCGCTTCTGACAAAGCCGTGAAGATTGGTATGCCGCGCTCGGCTAATTGGTTTAAGCTCTCAAGCTCTACCTTGCCTTTTGCGTTGACCTTGGAAAAGATAGCCGCTATCTCGTCGATAGGCTGGCCGCTCGTCGCTGCGATGTCGCCAAGGAATTGCAGCTGTTCGTTGACCTCATCAATGCCTGATCCTGATGCAATAAGCTGCCGCGCTGACTTGGCTACTGCTTCAATCTGAAAAGGCGTCTTTGCGGTGAACTCATTCAAGTTCTTCATCATGTCCGCCGCCTGCTTCGCTCCACCAGTCAAGCTGATAAAGCTGGTCTCCATAGTTTCGAGGTCGGCAGCACTCTTTACAGCAGCAAGACCAAGCGCAGCAATCGGCATGGTCAATGACTTACTCATTGATGAACCGAGCGCCTTGGTGTTTTTGCCAAAGGTCTTCATTTTGCGCATGGACTTGCCAAGCGCCTTGTCAAAGTCGCGCGTCGTTGCGCCTATCGTTACTATGAGGTCGTTCAGCTTTGCCATTTGTCGCGCTCTTCAATTACTTTTCTTAGCTCTTCCTTGGTCAGGTTTTTAGCGTTCTGCTTTGGTCGCTCCCAAGGGAATTGCATCATATCCTTTGGTCGCAATTTACGGCCTTTCCGTAGATGGGGCTGCATGTAGATTGTAGCCAGCCACCGCGTGCGCTCCCACTCAAAGCGCTCCTGCATCTCTGCCGTCTCGCGGTTGGCCTCCAGCGCCAAGCTCAACTCGCCAAAGGTCATCTCCCAAAACGCAGAAGGGGACAGGTGCAGCACACCCATCCCCATCCGAATCACGTCTTGCCATCCTACTGGCTTATCGTTACCGTCTACGCTTTTTTTTGGTCGCTGTATTCACCAAGCACGTCAAAGCATTGTGTGACGTGTGCAAGCGTAATGTGCTCCTCGAACTCCTGCAGCTCCATGTCGAAGTCGACACCTTCGAAGTTGCAACCGCACTCCACGCCCACAAAGCATAAGAAAGCGCAAGCGTCGGCTGAGAGCTTTGAAGGATCTGACAAGCTGAACACGTTGACCTTTGCCTTACGTTCAAACTTCTTCAGCGCCTTCATCGAGTAGCGCACGGGGTACTCGTTGCCGTTTATTTCAATCATTAAGCAGCGGTATCAGTGACAGGTCCAGTCAACTCAAAGGTGCAGCTATATGTTGCTGTGTCTTCTGTGCCGCCTGATTGCTCAAGGCTGGTGATGATGCCTCCTGATGTAAAAGACAGCTCGCCAGTTGCTTCGTTTGCCTTGCTGAACTTTAGCGTCAAGATTGTACGAGCTTCCCAAGCTGTCCACAAGTCAACCATGTCCTTATTGCTGTCAGCGTCGAGGTAGTCAATCAAACCGCTGACGCTGATTGAACCTGACTTCAAACCGCCAAGCAGCTCACGGTAGCCCGCGCTGTCCTTGGTTGTTATATCAATTGTTTCTGTGTTGAGAGAAAGTGAGCAGTCGGTTGCTGCTGCGATCAGCGTGCCGTCAATGTAGACGCCGAGTTCTGTTCCGTTAAAAATGGCCATTTTATTCTGATTCTATAGATTCGTCGTCGGTCTTTTTCTTTGGCGCGTCAAGGTAGCCTCTTTTCTTTAGCTCTGCAGCGAACTCAGACGTCACGCTTGGCGTGTCGCCTTTCTTCCAGTTGTTCCCGCGCAGCTTGCACGCCTTCATGATTGTAACCTTCATGGCTGCAATTTACGGCAAAATCATTGATTGCATCAAATGCCTTTCTTGGCCAGCAGAATCTTGAGTTCATTGACAGCTTCCAGCAGCGTGTCCAGCTTCTTGGCCATGTCGTTCTCCCGCTTCTCAAGGTTGATGATGCGCGACTTCAGCAGCGTCACCTCTTGGTTTATCTTCGTCCATGCTGCGATGCCTCCACCGAGCAACGCGATGAACTCGAATATCATCGCCGCCGTTATCTGTTCCATGCTCAAATATCGTCTATTTCAAACCAACCGTTTTGGACCATGTAGTCCTGATCGCGCACCGTCGTCGTGCTGGGTATGATGGCGGCAAATGGAAACTCGTCGCTGTTGAGCGCATAGGATGCGAGATTGAACCGCTCATCTGCTGTTAGTTCAGGAAAGAGGCTAACCAGCTTTTCCAGCGTCGCCTGTTCGTGTACAGGTATGACGTACTCCGTATCCACCTGCAGCGCGTGTTGTACGCCGTCAGGATGCACGATAACGCCGAACACGGTTCCGTCCTTTTGGTACGGCTCCTGCACGGCCAGCGGCGTTGTGATGTTGTAGAGTTCGCGCGTTATGGACTTGGCGCGTTTCTCGCTTGTCAATGTGCCTTCGGCTAAGACGATGATGTACTGTTGCGCCATTAGAAGATGCTGTAAAAGGTGTTTATGTTCGATTCGATGCCCGTGCGGTTGCTTGATTCGTCGGAGGTATAAATTATTATTTCTTGCATTGTGCCCGCAGCAAAGTTTTGGTTATTCTTCGAACCAATGTGAAAGTCGGCGTAAGAACCATCACCAGCATCGCCAGTAGCAACCGTACCGCCTCTGTTTCCCAACTCGCTGTTGACGCCGTTATACAAACCATAAACAAGATTGTAACTGCCTATTGTTTGCCCACTTAACTCTAAAGCTGAAACCGCAGATAGGTCAATGACTGTGCCATCCGTGCGTAAAAAAACATTACCTGCACCGCCCACAATAGTGGAACGGCCACCAGCGCTTGTTTTTGTTACGGTGAATAGTGTACCAATGCTTAGAGATCCGCCACTTGAAAGGTCTGTAGAACTTGCAGTAATAAATTCAATTGCAGGCTTTCCGTCCTCCGTCGTTACGCCCGTCGTACCGTCGTAAATCTTTGGCTGATTTGACGTGGATGTTTGCGTCGCGTCGTTCGTGTTGCCGCTTTGGTCGTACCACGTCTTCACGAATCCGTCAGTACCTGAACAAAACGAAGCAAGGCTGGTGGTATCGAATTCACCTGCACTAAATCCAATGTCTTGCTCCGTGTTGTCTGATGCACGCCGCACGCGGATGGCGTCTCCCGTGTATGCCGTCCGCAGTTGCCGCAGCGAATAGGCAGCAGCTGCACCCGTGTACGTGTCAAGCAGCAGCTGCACCGCGTCCACCTCCTCCCACGTCTGCAACAGCGTAAACGGCGGGCTGCCGTAGGTGTCGCCATCCCTAAACCCTTCGAACGTAGAAGTCGTAGCAGAATAAGCGGCATCATCTGCAAACGTGTGGATCAACGTAAAGTCGCCGATAGCGTCGCCGCTTTCAAGGAATCCCGCCTTGTGGTAAATCTTGCGCTGAATCACCTTTCCCGCCGTTGGTGTGTCGCTTTGCGCGTCGATAAAGATACCATCCCCGTCTGCCTTCACCGTGTACACGCGCTCCGAAAATGGCGTGCTGGGCTTGTTGTTTTCCGCCTCGTCTTCAAAGCGGTTCGTAAAGTTTGGCAGCGACTTGAA